TCGGGATAAACTTTTTTTACCTCTTGGGCTATGAATCCGATTTGTCTTTTATTATCTTTAGTGTAAGATACAGGACTCAATAATCCCCTATTATCCAATGACTGAATATCTGTCTTTAATCGTTCATCTGAATAACTTGTTACTTCACCTGTTACAACTAAATCACCACCAATTGATACGTTACCTGTACACGTTGTATCTGTATCAGACCTCATAAAACTAGCAGCGTGTAAATTATCAACTGTATCGCTATTTTTTACATTCAAGGTAGATATATCAGAGGTATTAACTTTACTGTCTAGTTGTGCTTGTAAATTAGTTACGGCTGATATAGTGTGTGTATGATTTACATTTGACTTGTTATTTAATTCAATCTGTAAATTAGTGATGTTATCTATTGTATGAGTGTGAGAACTACTAGCCTTAGCAGCAAGCAAGTTATTTACTTCTGTTTCTGTATAATATCTATCATCGTGGCTATGTCCTGTATCGGATTTCTTGTTTAATTCACTAGTCAAATTAGTTATGCTACTAATTGAGTGAGTATGAGAACTGGAAGCCTTACTATCCAACTGCTCTTGCAAATCTAAAACATCAGATATTGCGTGACTATGTGTTGAAGGTGGAAAAACAGAAGGCTTATCTTTTATGTCGTTCCAACTCGATATACTACTTTTATCGGCTATTAACTCGGATAATATCTTTCCTTGTTTGGCTGATAATGCAGCAGTGGAAGATGTGGATTCCAAATTATCTATCACTTGGATTGAAGCTGTTCCACCAGTACCACCACCTGTTCCAATGTCATCCAATTCTTCTCTTAAACCCGTTATATCATCAATTGAATGAGCGTGTTCAAAAGCAGCATAAACTTGTTTATAGTCTTCGCTATCCTCTCCGTATGCTACAAGTTCCTCTTTACTGATAACTGATTTATTAAATATGGTACGTTTCTCAATGACGTAGTTTCCGTCTTCATCAATGTAATATGGTAGCCCACCACTACCGACACTACCACCGATAAAAGTACTTCCACCACCATATCCACCACTAACATAATTATATTTATTTCTTGATAGTTTTGGAATTATTATTGTATTAAATTTCATTTTAATTCTATTTCATTTCAAAAATTGTTATTTCATTTTGATTCTCTCTCAAATTATTTTTATTTGAATCAAAGAAGAAATATTTATTCAAATAAGGAAAATAAATACGTGTACAAGGATTTAAATCTTCATTAATTGTGATGTTCAAAATAATACGTGGTTTTTCATAATATTCCGCATATTTTTGTACCAAGTTTAATTCCTGTTGTTGTTCAAGATTAGCTGGATTTAATCCTTGATATATAACCTTATCCAAGTAACTATATTTATCATTAATATTGGTAAATACAGACGAATAGGAGAAATCTTGCGCTGTTTGCGTATTGATTTTAAGTTCAATATCATCAAACTCGTTCACATAATCATCATTAATTACATTGGTGTATGCTACATCATTATCAGTACCATCCTTACCGTCTTGTTCTGCTGTTCCTGTATATAATTTCAATGATAAATTTTTCAAGAATGTATAATAAGGGTATCTGTAAATTCGTCCACCTTGTCCGTATGAATTTGGAAATGGTCGTAAAACTGAAAATTCAATCTTGCCAAACAGATTATCAGTAGATTTAATAGGGATAGCGTAGCCTGTTGCATCCAAATTCATATCATAAGTAATATTGTTACCAAAATCGTTCCATTCGTACCAAATTTTACTTTTGCCATACCCACCGACATCAATAATAAATCTCGTCTCTTCATCAACCCATTTGCCACCATTCCAATACTTGTCGCCTACCTTTAGCCTGAATTTGCAACAAGGGTCTCCGTTTGCGTTATTCCAGTTCAAGTCGCCCCCCTTCTTTGGGTCAGTGTATAGCGAATCTGATTGAAAATATTGTCCTGATAGAACAAGATAACCTGTCGTGGTTCCCGAAGGTAAAATTGCAGTATCAACAAGGTAGTTGGGATTTATCTTCAACACTTCAATGTCTTGTTTTAAAAACATTGTTAAGTCAGTCAAATCAGAATAATTCTTATTATTAAGCCCCATTCCAATAGCCAAGACATTTTCGAAATTAAGTGTGGCGGGTTTCCCATCTGCCCAATGATATTTTGCTTGTTTTGTGATTATGCAACCAATATGATTATTAATTAAATCGTCCGCATTGGTACTGTATTGTTCTAAATTAACTTCTATTGGTTGAAGTGAATCCCTATCTGTGAATACATTTTCAAATTTCACATTCTCGTAAAACTTAACGAAATACGACCATTGAGAGCCATCCCTTTGAGTATAATAAGGTGGTTCTTTAATTAATGGATTGAGTAATGATTCATCATTCAAATCAGGAATCACACTTTGAATTGGATATAAATTACAATTGACTGTTACTTTATTGTATGTTTCAGATAAACTGATATTAGTGTCATTGGAAGCTATTTTGCCTGTCAAATCAATGACATTATCAAGCTGCTGCATTCCCAGTTCCGTATCATTCTCAATATCAAACTTATGGTAATTGAATTGATTATTATTTATATAATTGTAGTCAACCAAATACACATCATTATTATATATGGTAAGTGTCATTCCTAAAAATTTCATCATTTCTTCAAGAACTTCTTTCATACTCCAAGCCGTGTTCTCCGCATCATCATCAAAGAAATTTAACTCACTTATACTTAATCTATCCAAGTACAAATGTGCATCCGCATCGTCACCAATAAGAAAATTATATGGATAGTACAGGTATCGATAATCACACTCACAAGCCTTCAAACACTTCTTTAATATATTTTTGAATGAAACAATAGTTCTGTTAAACGACTGATATTTAATATATTCTAGTATTGATATACCGTCTACTGCTTGTAATTCAATTACTTCCAGTATATCTGAATATGGTTGAGAATATGAAACAGGTGTAGCGTACCCCTTGAATATCACATCATCACCACTAGTTACACTTACTCTTGTCCCTTTTGCAGTACTTGAATACAAATCAAATAGCGCATCTTCGTTCACTATATTAATCGTTGCGTTATGTAATTTAAGATTGGAATACAGACTGTCTGATACAGTCTCAAGCGAAAATGGCTCGCCTGATAACTGTATCTCTTTTGTCTGTCCTGTTACATTATTGGTGATTATTTCAATCGTATATTGTTTGTTGTTATAATCAGAAAAATAACCTATATATTTCATACCTTATTCATTTTACCATTATAATTTTTCAACACTCCAATTAATTCAGAGCCTTTGATTTTGAACTCAACATTGCCATTATTAATGGTAGAAGAACCACCACCGTTTAATAATCTGAATAACCTTGACTGTTGATTTTTCGTCAGAATGGCTTCGCCTGCATTTACCCTAGCTAGATTTTGGTCGCCATTGAATTTTGAGCCACCCACAACACCGCCACTGGCGAACTTTGGAATGGCACTGAATAGAGCAAGAACACCTGCGATTGCACCACCAATCGCCAATAAATTGAACGGGAATGGCAGTTTTGCTGCCGATTTTCCTGCGCTTGAAGCTGCTTCTGCTGTGTTCGCTGCAACATTGGCTGTTGCTGTTGTTTTTTCTACGGCTGCTTCTGCTGTGTCGGCTGCAATACTTTGAGCACTACTTTGTGTTTTAGCTGCCGCTTTGGTCGCTTCTGCGGAAACAACCGCATTGGCTTCTGCCTGTGTTGCTGCAATACGTTGTTGTGCTGCATTTGTTTCAATGGCACTTAAAGATTGAGTAGCAGTGGCAAAGTTATTCATCAATTTGTCTAGCCTTTCCCACATTTCAGTAAGTTCAATCATTGCGTCAATGGTGGTAAATATTGAATCAACAATATATTGAAATTGCTCCCATCCGCTCATTTCATCAAAATTCTCAAATCCTTTGATGGTATCAATCAGTTGATTACTAACACTAACAGTTTGTTTAATACCTTCGTAAGTACCTCTACGCACTTCTTTATCAAGCTCTTTTATAGCTTCTTGGGCTTGCTTCAATTGGAACTTATCTTCAAGGCTAACTACGTGAGAACCTAACATTTGAATAGCATTATCTAGTAACTTAACCTGATTAAGTAACTCATTACTACCTTCGGTTTTTAACTCCTTCGCCCTAGCAATATCATCTTCCGTCACATTGGAACGTACCTGTTTTAATTTATCCAATTGGGCTTTTAAGTAGTTCAATGTAACTTGGCTACTTTTATCTTCTTTAGCATCAAAAGACAAGAAATCCCATTTGTTGATTTTTTCTCTGCCTGCTCCTGACATCGTATTATCATAGGATTTTTTCAGCCAAGCAGCACGGGAACTGGCTTCTCTATTATAACGATTCAATTCTTTTGCACGTTCTTCATCATCATTTTCTTTCTTTAAAGTCTTGATTAATTCTTCTCTTGTTTTAATCAAGTCCTTATATTTTGCTGTTTCGAGTTTGGAAGCGTCTCCATTAAACTCATAACTAGAAATAAGTGATTGAAGAGCAGATAATTTCTTTTCGTGAAATTTCTTTTCATCGATTAAATTTAAACTTAATTCTTTTGAATAATAGTCCAAATTGATGGCGTATCTCTTTTCAGCATCAGCGATTGAGTTTTCACGTTGTTCGGCTTTCTTATCAGGTTTTGGTATATTGGCAATTGATTGATTTTTTATGAATTGGTAAGAACCAGTCGTTTGAGCATATTCCAAGCTATTTCGCTTATCACCCTTCTTATCTGTATAAGACTGGTCTTTCAATTCAGTATATATTTCATCAATCAGGTCTTTCGCTAAAACATTAATTTTCTGTTTGATTTGTTCGTCACCCCAACCCTTTGCAGTGGCTTCCTTCCTGATAGCAGCAATACCTAGATTCAATTCACCTTCCTTATCTGATAGGTACTTATCTATATCGCTAGTTAGCTTGTCTTTTACAGGTTCAGCTACGTTGAAATTCTTATTCAGTTCAGAAATTGTCTTGCCTGCATTTTTATTGAAGATATTCAGAATACCATTACTAAAATATTCAGCATTTGATTTTAATGAAGCCTTATATTTTCCATCTTTAAAAGTCTCTACATATAATTTTACTAATTCTTCTTTTTTTATGGAATCAGATAAATCAGACATTAAAATATTTTGAGCAGCAACGTCCATTCCTGTTTTCTTAATTTCAGCGACTTCACTAACATCACTGAACTGAGCCTGAAATTGCTTTTTCAAATTCTTCATCCAGTTTTGGTAATCAGAATTTTTTTGAAAGAAATTCTTTGTAAGCTCTTCAATAGCATTCTGTTTAGCAGTGAATGTATTGTATTGCTTCTGCCACTTGATAACATCTTTAATTCGACTTGCTAACTTGTTATATTCTTCTGCTGATTGGTTTACGCTCACTTGTTCCAAGTGTAATTTTTCAAGCAGTTCGGGAAACTCTCTTTTCAATTTCGCCATAGCTGCCTGCCACTCATAAGTAGTTCTTTCGTGGGTTCGTAGCACGTTAACCAGTTGAAGGAATGTCGTTTCAAGTTGAACATTTTTTTGTTTCGATTCATCCATCAGTTTGTTAGCGTTCCTAACCGCTTCGGTACTCTTCCGCCAAGCACTAACTAAAGAAGTTCCTACCACTGAAACAAGGGTAAGAGCCAATCCAATCCATCCACCAAAGAATCCAAGTACAGAACGTCCGACCGTTTTAGCAGCAGAAGCAATTTTACCAAATACGGTTGTCATTGTTGATTGAAAGTTACTAGCACTAGCAATAATCTTGCTTTTATCTCTCTCGAAGTCCGTATAGGCGGTACGTAGTACATTAACATTAACGCCTTGTGTTTGACGATTCATTGTGGCTAATGTGTCCGCTACATTGGCGATAGCTCTCTTATATTTTTGTGTATTAGTCGTGCTAGCGTTAGTAATATAAGTAAGGTCGTTCATCAACTTCTGATAGACCTTTCCATTTTTAGTACTTAAATCAAATTGAGTTGCAACTTGTCCAAGTTCTTGATGTAATGACTTGTAATAATTTGCCGTTGACTTATCTACCCCTGAATTGATGTTAGTGATACTTTGAGCTATGGCTGCGTTTTGATAAGCGTCACTTCTTTTGTTTAATTCTTTAGTGTATTCTGCTTCCGCAAAGGACTTCAATTTTGTTTGTGTCTTTTGGAAGATACCACCAATTTTAGATAGAGCCAAACCGACTGCACCGACCATTACAGTTGGAATATCCTGAATCCTACGGATAAATTCAGCCAAAATGTTAAGTGGTTGAGTAAACAAGTTTTTAAAACTATCAAATATCTTAATTTGAGTATTCTCATAAACACTTTTCAAGGTCTTTTGAGCCTTCTCAAATTCGCCAAGTCCTTCCTCGAACATCCTTGCGGCTTCTCCCTGACTGTTGGCTACTGCTTGGTATAATTCACTCATATCACTCCCAAGTACTGCTGCCATTTTCGGCGCACCCAGTTTATTGGCGAACTGGCTTAAATCCTGAATACTGAAACCCATAGCAGCTTTTTTCATACGTTCAAGGGTCTTTATAAGTCCCTCGCTTCTAAGGCTTACTTCATCTAGTTGGATTCCATATTTCTGTGCTACTTTGATGGCGTCAGGGGTCTTATCGGCAATCGCCAAGATGATTTGTTTCAAGCCCGTTCCCGCCTCAGAACCCCTAAATCCTTGATTTGCAAGGCTTCCCAATACGGTAGCTGTTTCTTCTAAACTGATACCAGCACTTTTAGCGATAGGAGCGGCTATTTTGAACGCTTCAAACAATTCAAGTACATTGGTAGCAGTATTTGAAGCTGTTGCTGCCAACACATCATTGATTCTAGTTAAATCCTTAGTACTTAGTCCAAATGCGTTCATACTTGTGGTAGCAATGTCGGCTGCTTCCGCTAAACTAATAGCCTGACTTTGAGCCAATTGAAGGACACCGCTTAATGCTTCTTTTGCTGCTAATGGTTTCAAACCATTTCTGATAAGCTGTTCCAATGCAGTAGCAGCTTCAGTTGCGGTATATTTCGTGTCTTTCCCCAATCGCATAGCTTCTTCTCGTAGTGACTTCAAATCACCAGTTGAAGCCTTTGAGATGGCTTGTACCCTTGCCATTGCGTCCTGAAAATCAGAACCCGCACGAATCATATCACGACCAAACTGTAAAGCTGAAAAAGCACCAAAAGCATTGATAGCTAGCTTCTTAAACTTAGTAAGTTGCCCTTGTATATTTTTTATTCCTTTTTGAAAATTCTCTGCTGCCAGTTTCACGGCAATTGAGAAATCTAGTTTTTTGCTCATTTATGTTTGTGTTTTTTATTTTTTATTCAGGTTGTGTCCATTCGATTTGACCGCTATTCATAAATTGATGTAACTTATCTTTGTGTGTATCAATTACTTTCAGACCTTCTTTCTCTTTTTCTTCTTTTTCCCAAGAGAATGGAAGTAGCTCATTTACAGATAGTTTCTTAGCGTTGATATGCGGCATTATAGTGAGATACGTAAACAACCTCTTTTCCTCTAGTCTGTTTTTGTTTTTATCATCACGATATTTGATGTAGCTATCTATTTCGGAATAGTGCATCTCATTGAGAACGTAGTTAATATCCAAGTTGCAGTCCATAACCAGTATCGGAACAAGTTGGTAGATGTAGACTTTTGGTTGTTCTTCTTTATTTGGTGTGTTATTTTTAGTATGTATTTCTTTATTTATATCCTGATTATTGAAGAACTGGCTTTCAAAGAGAAATATCTGTTGAAGTCTCTGATTTATTTCTTCAACGAATTTTTCGTCTGTAAATAAATATTCTATTGTTTCTTGGTATGTGCGCTTGAAGTCATTATTCGACACCAACATACAATACAACAAGGGAATGACATCTTCTTCTGAACCTCTAAATTCAGAGAATGGTCTACCTGTCAACCTTTCATAAAATATAATTGATTTGATATTTAATTTTAAATTGAAATTTAATCTCTTCATTATCTAATTTTATTAGATATGTTTTTAATGATTAAAATGAATAACAAAAAAGTGCGAACTATACGTACCTTAAAAGAAAGTTCGCACTGTTCGCACAATTATACATCTATATATATAAGGTACGCACGCGCGCACGTACACTATTATATATATATAAAAAAAGGTGAGTAACCGAAATTACCCACCTTCAAAATTGATTATTGTTTTTATGCTTTTGTGCCATCTGTTTTTGTCAGAGCACCGTCGCCTGTAAGCTCAATTGACATTGTACAAACGCTACCATTGTCTGCTGATAAGTTACAAGATGTACAGTAAGCCTGACCTGTATAGTACGTTTTCGTTTCATCCATAGTGAAATCACCTGAACTAATGTCAGTTGTCTGTCCGAACTTAATCAGAAACGGTTTTCTTGAAACCATCATATCAACGAAAAACGCATAGCCCGTCTCATCGTAACTCATTAAAGATTCGGTACTTACAGTCCATTGCAACTTGCCTGGAAGAGCAGAAGCCCATACTCCCGCCATTTTATTTGAAGTGTCTATTGCGTCCTGTGACAAGTTCAAAGAACAAGATGTTGAGTAAGCGATTGGGCTGTAAGTATCACCCGTTCCCGCTTTTACATATAAAAAAAGTTCATCACCTAAAATTAGGTTATCACTAGTGTAATTTGCCATATTTTTATTTTGTTTGCTATTTATTTTATTGAAAATGAGAGAGTTTGTATATAACAATCTCCATTATAATCTTCTGTTGAATCGATTAACTCGATTGAATTTATATTTTGTGCTTTAGTGTTTATTTTATATCGACCATCAAGACATTGAAAGACTGCATCAGCAATTTTTTGTGATTCATCATAACTTGAAGAAACACAAGAAATAAAGACAATACAGTTATGGAAAGCTATCCCTGTTTTAGTTCTATCTATCGAATATTCATCACGAACATAAACAATGTAAGAGCCTTCAGTTCCTTCAGGAGCTACTATCGGATAAATCTGTGTTCCCACCAGTTCTTTTATCTTTTCGTCTTCTAGCAGTTTCTCACGAATTAATGTACACACACTAAATTTAGTCTGTAATTTGGAAGGATAGAAACTAATGTTATCCATTTCGTCTGTTTTTTATATTGTTTATTGAAGCCTTTATTTGATTGAGAATTAGCACCATAGCTTTTGGAGTATCTTTTTGCCTAGTATCTTCCCAAAAGTGATTACCAGTTACGAATCCTCGATATTGAGCTTTACGGGTGTATCTTTTTCGTGTTCCCTGACTGACAAGATGTGCGTGTCTGCCTTTTTCTTTGAATCCGACCAGTGCACCGAATTTTCTCTTTTTGATTCTATAACTAAATGACCTCAATAAGTTACCAGTGACACCTTTTCGATTCTTCATCCGTTGGCGTAACTTCAATCGACCCTTGTTCATCAAGTATTGACTACCCTTTTTCAAAGCTGCATCCACTACCTTATGTTGGGAAACGCTATCACCAAGTTCTTGAATCGCATCCTTAACAGTCTCTAAGTTAAGTAATTCTATTTCAATATCTAAGTCCTTGTTAGTCATTACTTATTAATTTTTTGAACTGTTATTTTGAGGGTTCTATCCCAAATGTTTTCGTCAATAAACGTTATTTTGTATTCAGTGTCTTTATAAGAAATAATATCAGAATCTTGAATATCAGGAAAGTATCTTATCTGAAATACAATAGATTGAGAATCAAATAATTCTTTTGCTACTTCTTTATTTTGACCTGTCGATTTTAATCGGTAAGCTCTTAATAAGGCTATTTCTTTCTTCTCTTTAGTTATCTGTCCTGTTTCACTTTGGATATTCTCATACCTATATATAATGATGAACTCCCTTAGTAATGCTGCTCTCAAATCTCTGTCCCCCTCTTATAATTTTTGTATGGTTGAATCAGATACTCAAATGAGAAAGGAACTCGATAAGGTACACTATTAAAAGCAACTGATTCCCTGTTATTGTATAGGTTTCCCGTCATTATTTTGATAGCTTGTAATATCGGGTACGGTAATTGTTCATCTACCACTAAATCAGAAAGTTTCACATTCAAGTACTTTTCAATAATCGATTGTGCAGCATCAATTGAATCAGCGATAATATAATCATCGGCTTCAAAGTCTATGTACAGATGTTTCTTAATATCTTCTACTGTTACGTATCTCATTTTTAATTATCGCTAGTTTTTATTTTTATTGAAAAATGAAAATTGATTGATAAATGAAAGAGACATCAAATTAATCAATGTCTCAATCATCTATGGTTATATATAGTTATGCAATTTTCATTACTGCAAATGCTTCTTTTCTAATCACTTGCAATGCAACATTATCGTTAAAGTTGATTTCAGTGATGTTTTCTTTTGAGCGTGATAAGTTATCTACAACCATATCAGGAGTGCCGACTTTTTGAATCAAATAATTTGAGAACACACCGAATCCGATATAGCCTTCAACAGCATTTGAAACAAGAACAGGGAAGCCATTCATCATTCCGCCCTCTAACACCATTCTACCACTGCCTGCATCTAACGGAGTAGTTTTCAATTCAGCTTCGATTTCGGGAGAAACGACATAAGCTGCTGTATTATCGAAGATTACATTAGCTTTCTTCACTTTTGCTGCTAATTTTACAATGTTTTTGTAAGAGATTGCTGTGTTACCAGTTTCGGCTGCATACGCATCCACGAAACAACCCTTTTGTGAGTTAACAGCTTCTTTTGCGAACATCACTTTGTTGATTAATTGAGCTTCGCTTTTTCCTGCTAAGTTGATAGCATAATTCACTAAATTGATGTCTGCTTCTTTGATAGCAGTGTTGCTGAATGGCAATGATAAACCAACTCTGAAAGGAACAACCTTTGATTTGCTGAACTCTAATTTTTGTCCTACCAATTCAGTTACTTCACCTTCAATTGAAGCTTCAACGCTTGATACAGAAGGCATTACGACTGCTTTTGAAGTAGTGATAACTTTAATTCCCAATTTATCTACTATCAACGCATCTTGTAATGGTTCAAGCAATTCGGTTGCGTATTCACCTCTAATTGCATCCACTTCACCAGTTAATGTTTCACCACTAGTTATGGCTCTCAATGAAATAACGTTACCTGCAACATTTTCTAAATTTTCAACGCTTCTGTTATTTGCAATAGCTTGCATAGCTACTGCGATATTTTCTCTGAAATTTCTTTTCATATTTTTTTTGTCTGTTTTATTTGTGTTTTCAATTATTTCAGTACTTCTTAATTGTACCTGTAAGTCTTTTAACTCATTTTCCTTTGTTTCAAACAAGGATTTTTCATCATCATTTAGACTTCTTTTTTCTATTTCTGCGTTGTCTATCAATTCTCTAAGTTCTTCTTTGAGCAACGCTATCTTATCAATTAGTTCTTGATTCATCGTTAAGTCTTTGTCTGTAATTATTCAGTTCTTGTTTCCAAGATTCGTCTGTTTGTGTTTCTGTCTGTTTTGTTTGTGCTTCCACCATTTCAGCGATTGAACGACAACTGATTTCTGTCTGACTGTATGCAGCATCGAATACGGCACTTAAATCAAAAAGTCCTCTGATACTCTTAACAGTTCTAGTTGGTACTTCTCTATTGCTAAAGTCCCATTGAATATTATCACCATCACTGAACGCAAAAGAACAAGTAGTTACCTCATTACGTCTTATCATTTCTTTTAAGTCATTACCAATTGATGTATTGGGAATTTCAAATGAAAAATAAACGCCATCTTCACGAACTTCAACGTTCAATGAGCCTTGTCCCTTATTCCGTCTAGCCAACAGTCTTTCTTTATCGTGATTGAATAGAAATTTAATGTCTGAATTATCAATGAGTTCCTGTGTAATGGCTTCTCTATCAATTATTTCTTTAAAGAATCTTCTCTTTTCTTTATCATATAAGACGTTGGAAGTGCAGTTAAAACGAATAGCGTAACCCTCAATGATGTTATCATTCTCTTGAAAACTAGATTCTATGCTTCTGATTTCCATAGTATTATAAATCGTTTACTTCTATGTTTGTTTTGTTATTTTTGGTATCAATCAAGGCGTAATATCCTGATTTTCAATTGATTCATTTTCTATTGGTTTATCTGATATTGTATCGACTGTTACCTTATAATTTTGGATAGATTGAAGATTTGTTGAAACAAGAATTTCATCACCACCATCAACCTCTGCTTGATTGAAGATTTTACGCACATCATTTACGGATAAGATACCCATCTCAATCTGTGTTTTGTAGTTTTTCATTATGTCATTGAAGTAGGCTAATGACGTTCTATCAAATTCTATTTTGTAGCGATTTGAAACAGAATCAGGAATTAATTTTGAATTAAAAGCATTTTCTATTTTTTTCAAAATCGGATTCAGGGTATCGATATAAAAATTCAATTGGTCTTGCTGGGCTGCCTGATAATTCGACCCTAAAGAAATACCTAATTTTGAAAGACTTACACCCATAAATCTAGCTAAATCAGACAACGAATATTGCTTGTTATCAAGTAGTAATGAATCCTTAGCAGATAAAGACATAGATTGAAATTTGACACCACTTGGAAGCGTCATTATGTCTTTTCCTGAATCAATCTCATTTTGGATATTTGTTTGAATATCAACCAATTGGCTATCTTGCGCATCGCCAAATCCTATCACACTTGATTCAGAACTTATAATACCCTTCATCTTATTACCATTCGATAGCGTGCTTAATGATTCAGAATCACAAGCAGAAGCCAATCCCAATGTCTTCGCACAATAGTCCACGACCGATTTTCCAACAATATTTTCAAGGCTTTTGTGTCGTAGGTGGATAATCTGATTGGAATTAAATAAGCCTGAAACACCATTATAAGTATCTGTGACGTTGTATGTATTTGATATAACATCGTGGTAAACGCTGTGAGGATATAACAATACCAATTCCTTAACATCAGAACTCGCATTTCTTTTTATCAGGATATAAGCGTTTCCAAACATAATTAACTGAAAAACAAGACCTTCCAATAGTTCATAGATGGTTTGACGATTGTTCGGAGTTCTCGTCAGTACATTATATAATGTATTTTTCTCGTCTGCTTTCCAAAAGCCCTTCTTATCTTTACGATAGATACCCAAAGGAATGGAAGCAACCGAATCCGTCAGAATACTAACACCTCTATAAATAACAGAATTGGTAAGAGCTTTTTCCTCGTCATAAACAGCCGTGTACTTGTTCTGTTTAGCTCCCACGTATCTGACATTGACATCTCCAGTTCGTTTGTTTTCCTTATCCTTATTTTTAAATAAATTTCTTATTTTGAATTTCATTTTATTTTGTTTGTGTTTTTATTTTTATTCGATTGTGATGTGGATTTCTTCTTTAGTATTGCGTAATAGTGCAGTTAGTTTGTCAGAAGTGACACGTGAATTGATTACTTGTCCTTTCACCTTATTATATCCTACTAACAAGCAACCTAAAGTATCTTCCGCTGTGTTACCAGAGTGGACCCTAATTCCACTGAATCCCTTAACATTCAACAAAATAGGTAAATATTGTTTGAACTTGGGACTGTAAGTTACTTCAACTTTGTAAGTGCCTTTAGGAATGGCAGTTTTGCCATATACCTTAATCTTTTTGATTTCTTCTTCTGTCATATCAAAAGATAATCCTCTATCAGTATCTTCAAGTACATTTGAAAACCAAACACCATCTATGTATAAGTCCCCAATTGTATATTTATCATTTCTATATCTTCTAATTAATTTTAAATCCATTTCTATTTTTAATAGATATGTTTTTATCATTAAAATTGAATTAACGCTTATAATTTTGGAACATTCCAAGACACATCAAAATGCAAATTGCACCATCAATTTTGTCGTTTCTATTCCGTTTGATAGGCTTTTTATTCTGCATCTTGTCTTCGTCAATCATCACGTTAGATATACAATAGGCATTCAAGGGATTATCATCGAATTTTAGTCTGCCTTCGTAAACTGCTAGTTCAAACGATTCGACTGGACTGGTAAAATTGGAATAGGTTTGACTGTATGGCGTTGCACACCTGATTCCTGCTGCCTTGATGATATTGATAAATTCCTTTGATTTGTAAGCATCGTACCCAATTTGTAAGATATTCAGATACTTGGAATTACTAATAATATCGCTTGCAATCTGCTTGTAATCAATTACTTCACTACCACATACTATCAAATATCCGTTTCTGATTAATTCCTGATACATTGCTCTGTTAGGGTGATTTTCTGCTGTCAATTTTGGTATATAATATTGATTTTTGAATACAAACCTCTTATTGATACTATCATAGAGAGCGTAACAAACACAACTAAAATCATCCTTGACACTTAAATCGACTGATACCATACATTGAGGTCTTGATTTAAGCATTGAAAAATTGAAGTGTTCTGTATTTTTCTCAATAATATTTTTATTAATCCAAATTTCCGTAGTGTTCTTCGTAAACACATTCAATAATTTAGTCTTGAACTCCATCATATCATCAGCAGACATAAGAGCTTTTTGATATTCAGTCCGATAGAACTCTTCATTAACAGTTATGCCCAAATGTGGTTGTACTTTGTGCCACGTTTTAATATCTGAAATATCATCTTCTTCATCAGGTTGGAAGATTATACTAAATACTCTATCATTATCAATCTCACCTTCCAAAATCTTTTTATAGTTTTCAAGCATTGCAACAAATGGACTTTCCAATTTGCTTGAAGCTGTTGTAATGGTAACTGTGAGGGGATTCTTGCGAACTCCCATTGAACTAGTTAACACGTTTTTTAAATCAGCACTATCAGCTTGCGCAAACTCATCATTTATTATAACAGAAGCATTAAGACCATCCAATCTATCAGCAGAAGTACTTAGGCAACGAATGAATGAAGTCCTGTTCGCCATTAAATTATAAATAATCTCACGATTCAATCGGAAATGGCTCAACTTGGGGTCTAACGCTTTCAATGAATTTCTAATAATATCAAAGCAAATTTTACTTTGAGCGAAACTATTGGAAGCTACATACGCCTGCGCATCTGCGTCACCAAACAAACAATCAAAGATTGCCAAAGAAGCAACAGAAGTGGTTTTAGACCATTTACGAGGACAAAACAAAAGTGCATCACGACATACTCTATAACCACTTTCTTTATAATAAAAACCTAAAATATTAGCAAATATAAAACACTGATTAGGAGTTAATTTGAAACTTTGCATCCCTTTGTTGGAAGGGAATTTTAGTGTTTCGTAGAATGTGAAAAATTTCTTTACCTCATTCTTCTTTAGTACTAAATCTTCCCTTTGAAGAAAATCCAAGAAACGCAAAACAGCTAATATTTCATACTTATTGTGTCCATCATAATTGGTTAAGTTGTCAATGACATATTGAGTAATTCGGTTATCTATATTATCTAATTGTTCGGTTGGTATTTCATAGAGCTTTATCTTTTCAATTACTTCATTTTTAGTCATTTAAGGTTATTCATTATCGATATTATTCATAGCTGATATAAGGTTTGATAGCGGGTCTGTATCTGCCACCGCTGTTACTTTTGCATCTAAACTCAATCCTAGTTCCTTCAAGTTCTTACGAAGGGATTCAGAGCAATTGACTAGCTCATTCAAAATTGGATTCTTCTTATATGAACGTTCTTGTTGTCCTCTAACAGCATTAGCAACGATTGTTTCGCTATTCACGAATGTGTTAACCAATTTATTGTATTGAAATAGCAGACAAGCCACATTGAATATCTGTATGTCCAATGAAGAATCATAAAGTCCTTTCTCTGTCAGTAATTCAGTTAAATACGTAATTAACTTACGAATGTTCTTATCAATTTTTAATATGTTTAGTAGATTCATTTTTATTTATTTTTCTAATTATGTTTTTAATTGAAGTATTTATTAAAGAAATCATTCAATTTCTTTCTATTTAATTCGTTATTTGTTTGTTTTTTGTGTTTTTTCATCGCTATATGAATGTCAACGTGGCATTTATGGCAAAGCGATTGAAGGTTAACAGGGTCATAGGCTAAAGTTTCCATTCTATCGTATTCCTTTTCTGATTCAACAGGTCTGATATGATGAACTTCGGTGGCAATGTCACTACAAATGGCACAAAGAGGATTCCTCTTCAACTGCTCATTACGTAATTTTCGCCACTTATGGCAATTAATCAGCTTTATGTAGTCTTTATTTCTGCTCATTTGATTTTAATGTGAAAGAAGTTATTTAATTGGTTATCACAGTCTTCTTGATTCTTATACTTAGTTTTATTGATATATATCCTTATTATTGTTTCGTGTAAAACGTCTCTCTTGGAATAGCCCTTCTTGGTTATTTTATCATCATTTCTACTGAACTTGGTAAACAGAGCTTTGTAGTTTCTAGCTAACCAGTTATCTATGTATTTTTTATTTTTGAGGTTGGCAGAAAAAGGCACGTATTGTTCAGGATAGATGTAGTTCTCATTGACGAACTTGTTATTTAGTAGCATTATCAAGTAGTATTAAATCCTCGTTATTAAATTCATTCAAAGTGATTTGCGTTCTCTTGGAAGGACTTCTTTTCGGCTTTTCATATTCAAACATCGATTCACCATCCTCTAATTCCTTGAATATATCTTCAATGGTTTCTTCTTTTCTTTTTTTCTGACTATAAATATTACAAAAGACGTTTACGATAGTCTTAGCTAGTTCTGCATTGCTTCGGAACTTATAATTAGTCTTTATCTTGCTCATTTGAGCATATAAGTTATCATCTACCCGAAATAGAATGTTATTGGTGTTACACATAATTTCTCTTTTATATATAAATATCAATTAAATTCAAAAAGTGAGGAAAAACCAATAAAAAAGGGATTGAAAAATCAATTTCAACCCCTTATCTTTACAAATTTATTTCTTCAATTCTTTTTCAATTAAATCTCTTTGTTTCTGTTTTAAATTATCAGCTTCTTTAATTGTTATTTCTTTCCAATTATCAATAGAATCATTAACTCCCAAAAATATTTTTTCACTAAAAATTCTGTCTTTTAAATCGATGTCAGACGCTTGGGTCAGAATATGTCCATCTGTTGGTTCTACGATTTGAACTGTATATGTTGATTGTTTCATTGGTATTTGTTTTTATTCGTTTTATTATTAGGCGATAGTCCATCCTTTTGCGGTGGCTACTGCTATTTGGTCTTCTGTTAATTTTTCGACATTGGTTGAGGCTAAAGTCAATGTAGCACTACCTTCACTTGATAAGTCCTTAGCTTCATTTATCACGTTCATTATGCTTTCTGCTGTTAATGATGTACAAGAAGATAAATCTAGGTTGACCGACAAATCTGTGAATCCGCCTAAATTAGTCAAAGCAGTACAACTTTCAAACATAGATGTGGCACTTGTCAGATTGTAAGCATTTAACTTACCAACTGATTGTAACGCACTACACCAAGCAAACATATTATCCATATTAGTACAAGATATAGTATTTAATGAAGGAATGTTTACCAACCCATAACAACTAACAAACATTTGATTCATATCTGTCACATTTTCAGTATTTAATTCAGGAACAGTTTCTAGTTGTTGGCAATTGTTAAACATATTACTCATATCATAAACCTTACCAGTATTAATATGTGGTATTGCCTTCAAATTAAACGTATTAGCAAACATTTGTTTCATATTATAAACCTTGCTAGTATCCAATTGTGGGATTTCTTTCAATATTTCGCACCCACTAAACATACCTTCCATATCAGTTACATTACTAGTATTAAGTTGAGGTACTTGAATTAAAAACCTGCAAGAACCAAACATATATCTCATATTAGTAACGTTATCCGTATTGACTTTAGGCATTATAATCAAATTAAAATCATTACTAAATTTAAGATTTAAATCTGTTTGTCCTATATCCCAATTATCGTATATCTGTTTAGAGTAGTTTAAGTAACTCATAAAAGGTTCTTCCGTTCCATCATAACCAAGTTCCGACCAATCCAAACCAGTTCCACCACCACTTGTTATGGATTCTATCTTTGAAGGATAAACAGAAAAAGGGTCAGAATCAGCAACAGCAACATTCTTTCTAATGATGGCTGTCTTGATGGCTTCTTTAGTTTCTAATAGCTTATTTAATTTATCTGTTATTGTGTTCATCAAATTACTTCTCCATTTATCTTATCCAACACATCTCCAATATCGCCAATAGCTGTATTGATGTCGGTTATTTGTTTCTTGATTGCCGTATCATCATAATTTGTTAGGCTTGCTAATTTTGTCTTTTCAGCACTAGTGTAATCGTTGGTAGATAATCCTTTCCCTGTTACTTTGTCAACTTTAGTGACTAATTTAGAATCAACCTCTGTTTTGTTGTAGTAATTACTTAAATCACCACCGCCACTACCACCATCAGCAACTCCCATTATACTTATATCTTGAAAATCTATATTTATCATTAGTCTAAAATTTTTACAGGTACATTATTGGTAGATTCAATTTTAAGATACATCATAAATTTAGCGTTTACTATATTGATGATGTCAGTATCAGTTATGGCAATTCCTGAAGTGTGCTCAATCCAAGTCACGCCATCAACGCTCGCATACAAGGTTAATGAAGTAGCTCCTTCAATTTGAATCATCAATTTTTCTGATTTTAAATTCAGTATGGATTCAAATTTGCCGTTATTTTCATTTAATATTAATTCTTTCATCTATTCTTTATTTTAATGTGTTTATTTATGCTAAAGTCCAGCCTTTCGCACTGGCTATGGCGATTTGTTCTTCGGTCAGCTTCGATATATTGGTACTTCCCAGTGTAAGGGTTGCGCTACCTGTTTCTGATAAGTCTTTGGCTTCATTTATCACGTTCATTATGGAATCTGCCGTTAACTTACGTGAAGAGGATAAGTCCAAACTAACAGATAAATTAGTAAAGCCTTTCAAATCAGTTAATTCAGAGCAACCAAGCAACATACTTCTTAATTGTTCGGCTTTCCCAAAATCCATTAATGGTACTGATACAAGTTTACTGCATCCTGCTAGCATAAGGTTAGCACTATATAAGCTACTTGTATTGAATTGAGGAATGGTAGTCAGACTATTACAGTTATAGAACATATCATCAAAATGAACAACGCTACTGGTATCAATCAGAGGAACTTGAATCAGATTAACACAACCACTAAACATAGATTGCACATTTTCAGCTTTACTGGTATCAACCAATGGACAAAATACTAGGTTCTTATCATTTCTGAATCGATTCATCAATACTTGCTCTGAATCCCAGTTCTTGAATATATCCTTTGAATAATTTAGATAGCTATTAATAGGTTCTTCTGTTCCGCTATATCCTAACACATCAAATTCACTATTTACACTTACATTGGATAACCGAATTTTTATTTTAATGTCTTTATCATTTAGTTTTATTTTCATTGAATATAGTAATTAGTTTCTAATTTCTGTGTATAGTCATAAGAGCCATCGGGAAAGCTGCTATCATAAAATACAAGATGCACAGTGATATACAAGATTCCTTCTTCCAATTTTTGGAGCTTAGAGTTATCCACCTTTATTGTGCTATCTGTTATGTCCTGTTTATTTAGTTTGATATAGTTCTCGTCCTTTGTGGTTAACGTAAACATCTCAATATCAACGTCTTTCAAATCATCAATGTTAATTAATTGATTATCAGAATCATAGAGTTCAAGCTCGAAAACTAAGTCGTTATTCTTATGTATTATTTTCATCTTCTTCTTTTTGTAAGTATGTCATTAATCATTAAATTGATATATGTACGTGTGTGCACACGTTCCTTTTTCCATCTCGTACGCCTGTCCGAGACAAAATGCTCAAAAATTGATGTTTGTGTGCGGAGGGTGTAAGGGTGGGTTTGGAAGGGGGTACTACTTGTTAAAAAACATTACCCCACCTATGAATTAACATTAAAAAAATTTAACCAATAAACATTTTATACATCTGATTATCAATATATTAAGTTATTATTTAATCATTCTTATTGGCTGTTTATTTGCTCTGTATTGGCTTATCTTTATTGATGTGTGGGGATGTATCTATAATACAATAGAGTGGCTTATATCGCCTTAAAACAGGTCATTAGATATTGATGGTTGATAATGAAAAGATAGACGGAAAGTATTTAGTTATCAATCAGGTAAGAACAAAAAAAGGCTAGCTAAATTAATAGCTAGCCCAAACAAAGGATATATAGGTAGTACTTACATTTCTAAATCATATCTATTATTTAGGTAGTTGGCAAATGCGCTGCCCTGTAGTAGAACGTTCGGCAAGTCCATACTTGCAACCTTATATAATGCGGTCGCACTCTGATAAACATCATACAAGGATAACACACCTTTTGCCTTAAATGTCAGTAGTAACGATTCCGTGAATTTGCAAATTTGGCTTTGATTTTTAACGGGTACATCACTATTAATCAAGGATTTAATACTCTTTATCTTGGAATCAAAAGCGCACCGTATTGCTGTTAGTTCGCCTATCATTTGGTAAATAGTATTTGAATCGATTCTTATTTGCTTCATCTTGTTTAAGATATTTACATCTTTATCAAAACTATATTCTCTAATCATTTGGCGAACACGTTCTATAAAGTCGCTTATATTCTTTATTTTGTCGGTTGTTCCGTATGTGCTTGCCATATTTTTAGCTCCTAGTATTGTTTGGTTACGGCAAGCGTAGCAGTTTGCACCTATCGCCACCTGTAAACCTTTTTGATTGCTTGCCACCACAATATTAGCAACGTGTGTACTATTACTTAAATCGGTTAGATTGATATTAGCAAATACACGATTAAAAGTGACAGCTTTAAAAGGAATGTTATTTGTTTGATTTTCAAGTTGATAAGCTTCGCACAACTGTTTGTTAATCGATATACCATTGCCTAAAGCCTTGTTTTTGTTATCAGCTACAAATAAGTCTTTTATTTCGTAGGTTAATCCGAACTCATTACAAATACCTGTTACTTGGTTGATTAGTTGGTAGGCGTTTATCTCATTACTCAAATCGCCTTTTATATCCACTATGTCAGCACTTTCTTTTAGTTGTGCTAATGTGATACCCTTTGTTTTTTCAACCTCTGTAAAAGGCTCAAAATATACATTATTATCTGATATTGGATTTAACAAGGCGTTTTCATCGGCTTCTGACAAAAGAATGTTTTCGACTGTAATTGTTTCGTTTTCAACTACTTGTAACTCAT